CTTTGTAGGTAGGCACCCATCGTTTACTAAGACGTAAACGATTCCGCACAGTCCAACCACTTGACCAGTTGGTCAGTGGATTGGGCTTCTCCGCAAAGTACTGGAGAAGCGACTGATGCGAGTCTCGTCGCTGCCGTACCTCCCTGGAGTCTATCCTCAAAGCGAGGATCTCATTCCTATACAACGATTTACAATGTCGCTGTTTGTAGGATATGAGAACTTCAGGTTGGAATGTGCGCAACGAGACACAGCCAAGTGGTTGATCGGTGATTGGTATAAGCCTCCTAAGACTCGGAGGAATGCACGTCACCATCCATGAAGCAAGGTTCCAAAGCCCTGCTTTGTAGGCGTTGTTCGCAACGTCTACCCATGATATCAACTGCGAAGCTGACTTCTCTAGCTCAAGGTCTCGGATGTATACTGGGGTCACAGTGTGACCTTCGAACGCATCCATCCCGCAACTTTCGCGGAAGTGACCTTCAACATGGGTTTTACTCATGTTGACCTTAAGATCCAGATGGGTCATAAGGAGGGCTAGACTCTGTACTGCGTAAGACGGCATGATAATGTCGTCTCCAAACACTCGGATCCGCCGACAGACATTTCTGATATTCCTATCAGAAATGGCCAACTGTTCTTCGTAAAGAACAGAGGCTATAGCTATACAAGTATAGACTATTGTCTGTAGGGTGAACATTACTCCGGATCCTTGCGGTGCATACTTCTTCAATTGAATGAAGAATTGTTCGCCTACGCCAGTTGAGTTTACTAACCAGCGTGTGCGGACCGCATGTAACGCAAGCAGGATTCCAGGATGTTTCCTGAAAACCCGTTCGATAGTCCAGCAAGACAACCTGTCAGATGCAGACTTGAGGTCTACAGTGGCAAGTTTGCCAGTCTTGGAAGCCTCTAAAGCGAGGTTCCTTGAGTGGTCTTGGTTGGATATATCGATACTGATCCTGAGTGGTTGCGGCATATGCTGCTGCAACCAACCCGCCAAAGCTTGCTGAAGCCATTGGTGGGCTGTTGGCTCGGAAGCGATTAGCCTAGGAGATTTGAGCGTCTTCGGAACGGCAAGAAGCCGCGCCGGAGGTTCGTTCAAGCTTCTCTTATCTAAGGTTTCCAAATGCATATCCTCCCGACTCTGAGCAAAGAACTCAGCGGGGAAGGAGAGGTCGAGTTTCCTCGGCCAAGATTGGAATTGATATTTATCAAAACCGCTCTTTGCATCAGCCACGGATCCGGGGCCATGGCGGGGGTCGAGTGGACTCCAGTCCAGGATTGGAAATAGGGTGGAAACCCTATCACAAACCTGACCTAAAACCGCTAGTAGCGGTTTTGGACATGAGTCACGATGTGATATCATGTCTGG